AGCGGACGCTCCCAGTCCTTCAGCTCCAAATCCCATTCCTCCTTGTACCAGTCGCGCACCAGGGTCCAGCAATCTGTAATTGACCACACCCATTGCCGTCCGATCAGTGGTGCCTTGTAACCCGATGGCTTGCACTCGCCCCAGTTCTCCAGTTGCGGGTTGACGATGTACCAAGGCAGGCCGGATTTTTCGCACGCCACCAAATCGGCTTGGCTGGGTGTCGGTGGCATCAGCACATGGCTGTGAACCACTGCCGTAATCTCGCCCTTGTCCTCAGCGGCTGCCCAGTCCTCAGGGTCCAACACAAAGAAGTCCTCGGCATTGGCAAGGTTTTTACACGGCCAGTAGCGTTCGCGGCCTTTGATGACCACCAGCAGACCGCAGGCTTCTTTCGGCAGGCAAGCCTTGGCGTGCTCCAGTGCAGCGGCGCGGGATGTTTTCTTCATGTCTTGATGGTGCCAACACCGGGGAACGAGCCAAAGGGCAAGATGCCATCAGGGCGAATTACATAACGATCATCAACGCGGAACTGATAGCTCTGCGATGTAAAAGTTGCCGGCGTGTAGAACGTTGCCGTGAAGTTGGTATTTTGCACTGCACTTGTTTCGCTCGTAAGTTCAACAAACTTGTTCGTGCTAACTCCAACGACCTCGGTGCCTGTTGGGATGCCAGTTCCTGTTACTGGATTGCCTGCTGCGATGCTGCTGGTGTCGGACATATAAAGGCGAGATTTTCCACCGACAACTTTGTATTGCACAGTTTTTGTGACTGGCGATGTTAAGTAGTTGCTGTTGCTGGCGATGCTTAACGTCAGCGTGGTGCCGGAGATGCTTTTGATGGTCGTGCCAGTGGGGACTCCGGTGCCGGTGATGGTCATTCCAGCAGCTAGCCCAGTCACGCTGGCAACAGTCATTTCAATGCCCTTGGCGGTCAACGTGCCGTTGCGTGTGATTAGGGTTGTTGCCGTGGCATTGGCGGACAGGGTGAGCTGGGTATCCGCCTTCGCCGTGACCGTTGTACCAGTAGGAATACCTAGTCCATTGATCGGATCACCAATGCGGATCCTGCTTAGTTCTTCCGTCTTCAGATTGGTCAGCAGGTTGCTGCCGCTGGTGACATCGCCATGCACTTCGACGCTGCCAAAACGCAAAATGCAACTGCTCAGACGTTTGCCGCATACATCAGTTGCCAGCTCGGTGGCTGGTTCATCGGCAGCGGTCCAGAACGGTCCAATCTGCGTTGGGTCATAGCCACAGCCAACAGCACTTCGGTAGGTCCACTGGCACACGTTGTTGATGCACAGACGGCGAGGTGCCTTGACGTGCTGCAGGTCAAATGCAGCGGCGCACTCAAACTCAACGACGTTGCGGTTTTCGGCTGACTTGCGGGCGATGTAGTAAATGTCTCGCGGAAATTCAGCGGTAGGGTCAACGGCACCGCTGGGGTTCACACCGCCTTCAAAGTTCACATCGTCCAGATAACGTGCCAGCGTGCGAATGCGTGTCAGCTTTGCGCCGATGAGATCGTTGTTAGGCGTCTCCTCGTTGACGATCAACAGCAGGGCGCTGATGGTGTTGGCAAGGTTGCTAATCGACAGCTTCGGGCGCGGCAGTTGACCTTGGCCGTTCCACTCAAAGCCTTCAACCTGTACGGGATAACGCAAGTAGCTGTTGCCATTCCAGATCACATCGCCTGGCGTATTCAGTGCATTGGCACCAGCGTGGAAGCGATACACATCAGTGGCACCATGCAGGGTGGCATCAAGCTGCAACTCAAACAGCTCAATAATTGACGACAGCGCAGCGCCTTGAAGATCCTGCGAGACGGCCATAATTGCCGCCCAGGTCACCGTGCCGTCTACGACAAAGCCGACCTTGTTGGACTGGGTGCCGTCAACCGTCTGCGTCGTATAAATAACCGATGGCCATGTTGGCTCCGTTGCGGCGGACGTGCCAGCCACAATGCACTTGAACACCAAGCCAGTGCCGGGCAGGCTGCTGGCGCGGACAATATCGCCAATAACGTATGCAGTTGAACTAGCCCAAGCCGAGTAAGCCATCAGGGTTCAAATACTTGACGGAAGGTGGCCGTGATGTTGTTGAAGTTGCAGCTCACCTGACTGGTCTGCCATTCGCTGCACACCCACTTGCCGGCATAGCCATTCGGATCAGTCCAATCAAATGACTCAGTAGCACCTCGAGCGCGCAGGAAGGTGAGGATGTTGTCCCGTTCGGTATCATTTCGATTGCTGAACTGAAGCTGCCAGGTCTTTGGTTGTGTGTTCAAGCCATAGGCAAGGCGTTGCTCATAGCCATCGCCGAATTTAACGGTGCGCACCGTAGGCGCTTCGGACAGATCAGCGCTGAAGCTAGGCGTGTAGGTGAAGGTGGCCATTAGTTAAGCAAGCCTCCTGGTCGTTTCTGCTTGATCAATTCTTGCTGGACCGCGATGCCAATGGCCTTACCAAGTTGGTTAGCCTGATTGCCGTCGCCTTGCACGTTAGAGCCAGCGGCATCAACGTTCACCGTCACACTCACCGCACCGCCACCGTTGGCAGCCTGTACACCAAGCCGGCCATCACGGCCGCGGCGCAGCGGCATGATTGCCTCAGGTCCAGCTTCGCCCATCAAACCGATGCCCTTGGCGAAGGGGAACATCGTCGGCTTGTCGACGATGCCGCCGCGAGCGAACTTCTGGATGCCGTTCTGGGCAAAAACGTTGCCCATGGCGCTCGGCTTGATATTGAAGATATCCATCACGCCACCTACCAATGGCTTGATGATGGCCTGCCGGATGGCGATGCGAGCAATGTCGGCGATGATGCTGTTTGCCAGATCGGCGAAGTTCGCCTTGCCAGTAGTCACGAAGCTGGTCAGTTGATCCTCGAGACCTTGGAATGTATTAACAACGGCATCGCCGACCTGTGCGCCGAAGTTGCTGATCGATTCATAGTAGGCCTTGATCTTCTCATTGAAGTTCGCGCCAAAGCTATCCTCCTGCTCCTTTTGTTTCTTGTTGGCATCATCCAAGGCAGTAGCGCGATCGCGCAACAGTGCAACGTGCTTGGCTAGTTCTGGGTTTGTCGCAGCCAGAATGTCCAGTTGCAAGAGGTTGATTTGTGAATTGAGCTTTTCGATTTCAGTCAGTTGCTGCTTGCCTTGTTGCACCTCACGGATCTTGACATCGTAATCCTCAAGGCTGGGCAACAGATCCTTTAGACCTTGAGTGAATTGCTGCTGAGCAAGATCTGCGTTGGCCTGCGAAAGTTGATTGATGAGCTTCTCAAGCGGTTTGATATCAACCTGTCCGCCAGCCGCTCTGATCTCGCGGAATAACTTAACCACCTGCATGGTCAGATCATCAACCGTGCGCTTGTTTTCTCGCAACGCATCGGCTCGATCAACCAGTAACTTCTCGACCGGGGTGGCGCCAACATTTGCAAAGGCTGCATTTACATCCTCGATTTTTCGGGCTAGTGACTGCTGTAAGTCAATGAACTGCTGCGTGAGGTTGTTGCGTTTTTCTTGTAAACGCTGAGCCTCATTCGCTGCACGCTTTGCCTCTGCAGCAGCTCGAGCATCTGCCCCGCTCATGTCTAGCGTTGTGCGCCCAGTGCGGCGCCCGGTGCCTGGGGATGGGGCATCCGTGAACAACCGCTGGAATTGACCCATGTTCGCTTGGAAGCGCTTCATGAAGTCAGCGCCAAAGCGGTCGGCCTCAGCCTGCGCACCAGCGAAGTCGCCCTTGAATGCCAGCGCAGCTCGTTTTGCAAAGGAACCGATCAGCCGAACAGCTTCATCGACGAGCTTGACCATGCCAAGCAGTACAGCCGCCACGCTGCGAATGCCGAACTTAATGACATTGAACAGATCAGTCCAGTCTGTCTTGCTGTCAAACAGCTCGCCGAACACTTCGATGATTGACTGCAGAGCAGGGAGTAGCGCATCGGTCAACTCCATCCCGAAGCCTTGAGTCTTGATGCCAAACTCGGTCAGCGTGTCGTTGAATAGATCAGACCTAGCAGCGAAATCATCGGAAATCTTGAACGTAAATTTCTCCATACTGGCCGCGCCTTCGTTCAGCAGCGGAATCAGCTCAGCGCCGGCCTTGCCAAACAGAGTTACGGCGAGCTGCGCCTTCTTTGCTCCATCAGGCATGTCGGCAAACTTGTCCGCGATTTGCTTAAGCGCCTTGTCGGTAGGGATCAACTGCCCGTTTGTATTTTTGACATTTACGCCCAGTTGTTGAAACTGTCTAGCTAGGTCGGTGTTGCCCTCTGCTGCTTTGACTAGGTTCAGGTTGAACTTGTTAATGCTCTTTCCAAGGATGCCAATATCAACATCAGCTAGCTTGGCAGCATTACCGATTCCGGTCAGAGCGACAGCGGCGATGCCAGTCTTAGCTTGAAGGTTGAACAGTTCATCGCCGGCGTCGATAGATTTCTTCACAATCGCCGAGAGTCCGCCAACGATTGCACTCCCAGCGATAGCTGCACCGAAGCCAGCGACGGCACCCTTCAGACCATTGAATGACATGGCCGCGTTCTTGGCCTGCCCTTGCAATCCCTGCATGGAGTTGCCAAGGCGACGGATATTGTTCTCGCCTTGAACGTCCGCCTTAATGCGGAGCATGGCCTCCATGTTCATAGCCATCTCAGCCGCTCCGTTGATTCAAGACGACCATGGCTGCGGCCTCCATCACCTGAAGATCCTCCAACAGCCCGCGCGGTTCCTCTACGTCGTACAGCTTAAACAACCAGCGCACGGCTGCATAGTCCAAGCCGATCACCCCGCTCATCGTGGTGCGCCACTGCGTTTGCACTCGCAGAAACATCTCGACCACTGGCCAGTTTTCAGGCAGGATCCCGAAGTCTTCGTCCGGTGGTGGCGACAGTTCTGGCAGTTCGAGGCCAAAGGCCGCGGCATCGTCGGCGGTTTCGTCAACGACGCCACCGCCTGCCCAATGCTCGGCGGCCTCTGTCAGTTTTTTCTCTTGGCTCCTTTGATGCTGTCCATGTAAGCCTTCAGCACC